AAGAAAGCTCTTTTAACGCAGTTGCAAGCCTTCAAAGGGATAGAGGAGACATTCTATATTCTTTATCATAATATCCAAAAAAATCAATATCTATATGCAACTGAACCGGAAGCGTGGTGGAAAGATTATCTTGATCTTAAAAATCGTTATAAAAACGAAAATAAAGAATTCGAAGATAAGTGTAAAGATGTAGAAGAGAGGTTTTTTGCTAACATATTTTATAAAATAATTGATGAGAAGTGGGATAAAGAGGAGTTTCTGATTGATTAAATGGGTATGGAATTTAATTTTAGCCTTTACGGTTTATATTAACTTTAGAGACAGGGGTTACATAGACATAATCATAGAGAAATTTACAAAATTTATTAACTATTTACACAAGAATTTCTAATGTCACTAACTAAGCTAAGCGATAAACAAATAGCATCTTTTCAGGATTCTACGGCAAGGATAAATATCTTTGAAGGACCTGTTAGAGCCGGAAAATCTTATATTGCTTTGCTTAGATGGCTTGATTTTGTTAGAACTGGACCTAAAGGACCATTAATTATATGTGGAAGAACCGATAAAACTATCAAGCGTAATATAATCACACCATTGCAAGATTTAGTAGGAGATGCGGTTCAATACTATATCGGAAAGGGAGAAGTTTCTCTATATGGGCGAACAATGTATGTTATCGGGGCAAATGATGACAGGGCAGAAGCAAAAATTAGGGGTTCTGAATTTGCCGGAGCGTTACTTGATGAGGTCTCCCTTCTTCCCGAAAACTTTTTTAAAATGCTTCTATCACGATTATCTATTCCAAATGCAAAACTATTTTGTTCTACTAACCCAGATAGCCCTTACCACTGGTTTAAACGAGATTTCATTGATAGAGAGAATGAATTAGACCTAAAGGTGTTTTCTTATAATATACGAGATAATCCAACGCTTTCAGAGAAATATATTGCCGATTTATCAGCCGAATATAAGGGATTATGGTATAAACGCTACATCTTAGGTGAGTGGTGTTTAGCAGATGGTGCAGTTTATGACTTTTTTGAAGATGAAATTCATATTATGCAAATGCCAACAAGCGAAGCCACGTATTATATAGTTGGTATAGATTATGGAACAACTAATCCGTGTGTTTTTACCCTCATAGGATACAATGCAGGGGCATATCCTAACATGTGGCTAGAGAAAGAGTACTATTATGACTCTAAAGCTACTCTAAGGCAAAAATCAGACTATGATTACTCATTAGATTTAGTAAAATTCATTAGTGGATACAATGTAAAGCGGATTTACATAGACCCATCAGCGGCATCTTTTAAACAAGAACTTAGAAGAAATGGAATTAGCAATGTTACCGATGCTGAAAATGAAGTTTTGCCGGGAATTAGATTTGTAGGACAACTTTTAACAAACGGAACGTTTAAAGTATGTTCTAACTGCGTAGAAACTATAAAAGAATTTGGCAATTACTTATGGGATTCTAAGGCATCGGAAAGAGGAGAGGACAAACCAATTAAGAAATTCGATCATTGTTTTATGGCTGGTACAATGATAACACAATATTTTGATGATAATCCTATAGAAGAAATAAGAAAAGGAGATATGGTTCGCACAAGAAGCGGTTATAAAAAGGTAATTGATATTTTTGAAAACGAAAGAGAATGTAGTGAATTTATTTTATATAATCAAATAATTAGATGTACTCCAGATCACAAATTTTTCACATTAAATAGAGGGTGGATAGAAATAAAGGATTTGATACAATCAGATATATTAATTACGGATTTAGAGGAATTACCATGGAAGACATCATCGAATTTAATGGAGTCAAATATAGACGTTATTCAAAAGCTAAAAACGACAGTGATAAAAAATATTACAGAGCACATAAAGCTGATACATTGCGAGGATATGGATATCTCCATAGAGATGTTTGGAAATCATATAATGGAGACATACCCAAAGGAAAGCATATACATCACCTCGACGGAAATACAATCAACAATGACATTAGTAATCTCGAATGTATACCAGCTATTAAACATCTATCCGAACATGCTAACAATCTTTCAGAAGATCAAAGAGAAGCTAGAAGAAAACACTGCGAAAGTATTAGACCTCTTACAAAAAAATGGCATTGTTCAGAAGAAGGAAGAAAGTGGCACAAAGAGCATGCTAAAAACTCTATTGCTATTAAACCAGAAAGAAAACTTATCTGCGAACAATGCTCAACTGAATATGTTACAAAAAAACAATCAAACTCAAGATTTTGTAGCAATAAATGCAAAAGTAAATGGCGAAGAGAAAATCACCTTGATGATGAGTTTAGAATATGTGAATTTTGTAATAAGCAATTTACAACAAATAAATATTCAAAAGCCACTTGTTGTACAAAGTCTTGTGGAAGAAAAATGTATTGGAAAACAAAAAGTTTATAATCTTCACGTAGAAGAAGAACACGAATATTTTGCTAATGGTTTTCTTGTCAAAAATTGCCTCGACAGCATACGTTATAGCTTATTTACTCATTTTTTCAATATGGATTTACGTCAAGAATTTACTGAGCAAGATGCTAATTATTTAGAAAGTTTATACTATAAAAAATATAATTGATAGCAATTAAAATATTAGTTATAATATAGGAAAGATCAAAAAAATACTTTACATTAATTTTCTGTTTTTGTAAAGAGCAAAATCTACGAGGTAACAATCAAATGAAAGAACTTATCATGTTAGCATTTGCGGTTTCAATCTTGTCAAGTTGCAATCCAATAATTAAGTGGCAAACTGAATATCCTGACAATGTGCTTGAAGAATATATAGAAACTTTAATTCAAGAAAAACTCGGTTATGATCTTGATCTTACACCCATTACTGGAGAAGAAAGGCAATCATTAAATTTAACAGGTAAATGATGAAAGAAAAAAAGAATTGTCCCGGAAGTAAAATTTTATCAAAGGGTAAAGGAAAGGGATTAGGAACTGGAAAGGGTAAAGGTCCTGTAGGAAAGCCAAATAAACGACCAATTTTAACTAATATTCTAAGCAAGTTTAAAAAATAGAAATATACTGAGGGAATCTGCTTAAAAACCAGTAGGAAGATGCTAGCGCTTCCGCCCCTCTTATTCTCATGACTAGAACCAACCCAGCAATGGGGTAGTCAACATCCGCGAGGCAATAAATGAGTGATAACGATATCGTTCGTGAATACGATGATAAATATAATGAAGCTTTTTACGCTGTAAATCCGTTTTATCCTTTAGCTGATATAGATTTGCGAAGTTATCTGGGAGATCAATGGAATGAAAGAGAGAGGCAAAAGCTTTTTGAAGAAGGAAGAAACGCATTATCATTTAACTATATTCGCCGAAACATCAATTTACTAACCGGATACCAACGCAAGCATAGGCAAAGTTCGGTAGTAAGCCCATCGGAAGAATCTGACCAATTAGCAGCCGATCAACGCACAAAGCTACTTCTATATGTCCTAAATTACGGAGACGGTTACAAGGCTATTTCAGAGGCGTTTGGTGGGGCTGTAAAGACAGGTTTTAATCTTCTTAATCTTTGGGTTGATTATAGAGACGACCCTATAAATGGAGATATAAAATTTGGTAGAGACCCATATAATGGCTTTATAACTGACCCATATTTCACCCAACTAGATTTTTCAGATTGTTCCTATGTAATCAAGCGTAAATATCTAACTAAAGACCAGGCTTCTTCCCTCCTTCCGGGGCAAAAAAAAGATATAGAAACGCTAGCAAAGCAGGGCTGGTCTAGAGACGATAAATTTACTTGGCTACCGTATCAAAGACAGCCAAACGGAGAGGAATTTGTAGCCTATAACGAATATTATAAACAAGGTTGGGAGATGGTTCCGACACTTGTTGATGAGGAAACGGGCGAATATACGGAATGGGAAGGCGATGCAGAAGGACTTAGATATTTTCTGGCAAGTTATCCCCAATTAAAGAAGATAAACAGACCTAAAAGGTATGTAGACTGTCATATTATTGTTAATGATGAGTTTATCCGGACTGAAAGAAACCAATTTGGACTAAACGAATATCCATTTGTTCCAATGGTTGGAATTTTCGAGCCGGAAGCCGAATCTTGGGCATTAAAGATGCAGTCTTTAGTTAGATGTCAGCTAGACCCACAAAAAGAAACTAATAAACGCCGTTCTCAGATGATAGATGTGCTTGATTCAAGCATAAATTCTGGATGGATGGCTAAAAAATCCTCTGTTGTTAACCCAAGATCACTTTTTCAGACCTCTCAAGGTAAGGTTATTTGGAAAGATGAAGGGTGTCAGCCC